TTAGTCTTATTAAAGCAGTTCACACAGCCGTAAACAAGACCCACCACAAAGTCAAACTGCTTTACCGTATTGGTAAGCAGTTCGCTGATGTCAATTATAGGGTCGGCTTTGGTAGCTTCTCCAAAGTACTTTGAGAAATACATTTTACCAACGTCAAGCGTTAGTTCCTGTCCGTTAATTGTGTGCTGTATTTGTTTCATAAATTATGATGTTGGTGCAGTGTCAATATCGCCGTCAATGGTGATTGTCAATGAGGCTTTAACTGTTCCTGATGCCGGCGCTGATGGGTTGTAAGAAGAAACCCAGCCGTAACCACCGATAAACACATCGTTTGCCGTGTTTGTCCACGTCCAGTACTTCTTTGTCTTAGCGGCATATAAGGCCAGCAAATCAGCATGACTTGCCTCATCTGTATCCTCATCCGTTACCACTACAATATTGCCGGAAAACTTGTTATTTTGCTGCCCCAACTCTTTCAACACACCGCATTTTGTTTCATCGGTTGTTTCATTGCGGCTCATATCAACGTTTGAATCGCTTTCGCAAACAAGGTATTTAAAAGTACCTGAAGGGCTATCTGCATAACCCAAAACCACCGTTGAAGCGTCTACTGTTGCTCTGTCTGCCATATCTTTCGTTTTATTGATTTAAAGAAATTTCGTACCTGTTTATTTTAGTCAGATATTTATTCGTTCCATCATCCTCAATAACATTGTTTGACGAAACGGTAATATCTGAAATCTTGTAATCCGTTGTGATGCCATAACTGTTTGGGGTCGGCATCAATAACCCGTTAATCTCATTGGTAATTCCTGAAGAAACACTTTCGTCAATAGCTGCATTGAACACAGTCACAACCTCAACCAATACGGTACAGGTAGTAACAAATGCGTGTTTGTTTCTTTCTAATGGGCTGCTGCTCTCACTCCTTACAATAACATGATGCTCATTAACCTGGGCCGGGACATCCGTCTTATAAACAGGAACCGTCAACTCACCAGATATTAACTGATAAATCGCCGTTGCCATGTCATATTCCGGATTCTTATATCCCATCTAAAATTCTTTTCACGTTATTCTTAAACTGCGTTTTGACAATAGGTATCTGCTTAAAAAAGAACGGCTTAGGTTTCATGCCATGCCTTGCCAGTGATATTGCTATTGCCCAGGCTGCCTGCTCTGTACGTTCTGCCTCTCCTTTGTCCTTTCTTCGCCTTCGTGTCTTTATGTTATACGTTGCTGTTAACCCTTTACGCTTTACCCATGCCTCAATAGCTTTTACCATTTCTTTGAAAGAGCCTCGTTTGTAACCTTTCATCTGTGCTGCAATGTCCTCAGTCCCTGGTATTGGCCGGTAATGTCCTTTAGTTCCAAATTCAAGAAATGCTGCATAAAACTTCTCTGCCGTAACATCTACATTAAATAAGTCAACCGGCTTTACGATAATTGAATTAAGCAATCCACCTGTATCGCTTGACTGAGACACCAAGTCCCGCTTTGCACCTTCAATGAACTTTAAACCGGCTGTATTTACTTCGTCTGATATTCTGGCCTGCATTTCACGGCTTGCACTTTGTATGCGCCGTGTCATTGCTTCCATTCCTATCATATCAACTTTTAGCATTCGCCGTTATTAACCAGTTAAACCTTTTTTCTCCTATCCGTTCAATTTTACTTATGGAGTACATCTGTCCAAAGTACTTCAACTGCCAGTTCTGGTTAATCTTCCAGTCGGGCCGCCACCACACTTTGAACTGCTTTAATCCGCTTAACTTTAATTGCTGATGTTCCATTGTACGGCTCCCGCCCAAATCAGTCACATCTGCATAAAGTTTCGCCCTCACTACCTGCGTTTCCTTATTGTCACCATTACTGTCTGCCGTCACAGTCGTTTCAAACAGCTTTATCATTTTATATTGACCTATGCCAGCCATGTAGAAACTTCTTTAAAAGGTGAAGCTAAAACCATTGCAGCATTGCAAATACCGCTATCCTCAAATTCATCACCCCTGTGAATGTACCTGTACGCAATTTCTGTAAGCATTGCCTGTTTTAACGCAACAGGCAGCACATCATAACCAGCCTCATATTCTGCCTGCATTTCAAGCAAGCAAGGTGTTTTGATTTTGGCAAGGTCAATGGTAGCTGTATAAGTAACATCATCACTGGATAAATTGGTGACTGAAGTAATTGAAGTGACGGGGCCGTGTGGCAACTCAAACCATCCCAACGGATTGTCAAACTCAATCTGCCATGTCTTTGCAACAAACGATAACCCGGTAAATAATTCGAGCCTTTCTCTTGCAGCCGTAATCAACTCTTCAATCAAATTATCATCATCGTCAAACTCAGTAGAAATAGAATCAGAGTCATCAATAAACCCTTCAAGCCTTAAATAATCCTTTACATCCTGAACCGTCACCGGCTCAGTTATGCCTGGACTGGCTGCCGTTATGTCTATTGCTGCAATTAATCTGTTCATGTTACTTTTTTAGGAGAGGGGCAGGCGAACCCGCCCCCCATTTTACCACCATCCAAAACAGCACTATCTTAGCTTGCATTGCCCATGTCTGCATAGATGTGGGCATCAGTACGCAATAAGTTGATGTCTTCAAAACATTCAACTCTTGCGGTTACAAGGTTCTTAGTAAAATTGTCGGCATCTTCGTAGCTGAACTCAACCCTCAAAGATTCTGTTTCAACCCTTTCCAGGTACTCATTGTCAATGACAAGGGCTTTGTCATCAGTAACCCATGAAGCTGCAATGATAGGAACTCCGGCAATGCGTATGTTGCCATTAGGGTCAATCACCACACCACCAGGGATTGAATAATCAGCAGGCTTAGTACTTAACAGCCTTACCCACTCAGACGGGTTAACCAGAATGAACGAAGCATTAAAGTTTGCATTCATTTGGTTTGCAAGTAATTGAAGAATTTGCTCGGCATCAACCGTTGCGGTTGTTGTTGTTGTACCTGTTGCACCACCACTAACAGCAGTGAAGAATGCAGCATTTTCAGCCTTGTAGAAATCACGCAAAAGCATTCTTTGAAGAGTGCCCTGCAGGAATGGAAGCTGATACATCATCTGCTTACTGAAACGGGCATAGCCGGATATGTAATCGCTTACAACCTTAACCTCTGTCAGGTCATAATCAATCTGTGTTTTTGCACTTCCCTCGGTTTGGGCAGATATGCTTCCCTCTGTTCCTGTCTCCCGATACGTTACATAAAGTCCGGTAGGGCTTTGTGTAGTCGGGATAAGGTCACGGAAATTAATCTTTTGAGAAGGTACAAGCCCCTGCCTTTGGTTGTAACTTGCCACCCCATCACCAGTAAGGTTTGAAGAAAGCAACATATTGCCTACCGTTTTCAGGTCAAGGACGATTTTTGCATTCCTGTCTTTACGGAAAGCCTCAAACTCAGCACTCTTTGATTCAAAGGCATTGGCAATTTCTTCGCTGAAAACATCTCCGAATGATTTCTTTTCGGTAATGCTTTTTTTGCTCCCGTCAGCAACGAACTTGTCAATCACAGGCTGATTTTTGTCGGCAGCGTCCTTTATGACTTTGATTTCAGCCTTTATGGCTTCCATTTCAGTAGCAGGAACAAAGCCTTTCAGCTTTTCTTCCACATCTGCCAGCTTCACTTCAATTTGCTTTTTAACTTCTGCATCTGTTGCGCCTTTCAACTCAACTTTCAATGCCTCAAGGGCATCCATCAATTCTTTCTTTTCCACGTTATTACAGTTTTATTGTTTGTGTAAATTGTTTTATCGCACCTATCACATCCATCTCCGGCTCCACTGTAATAACGGGTGAAGTTGTTAGTAGTGATTTAATTGCTTCGTTTATCTGTACTAATCTTAATTCGATTAGCTCAAAGGCATCATCTGTAAATCTGCCGTCACGCAATGACTTGACTAATACCCTCATTTCATTGCTCAACTTATCATGTTCTGCCAATGCCTCCTCAGTAGTCAATGACTTACCAAGTGTAGGGGTGTTAGGGTTTGCGCCCCACAAAACGGCAGAACCTTCATAAAGAAATATTTCTTTCAGGTTCCTGTATTCATCCTTTGTCCCTTCGTTAACGGTTTCATACTTGATTGTACGATAACCGATACTGTGCTGATTGATATGTCCTGTCTTGTAAAATTCAAGAACATCATTTCCCCATGTAGTATTCGGGATGTCAGTAACACCGGCCAGGTAATCCCCTTCTATAAATATTTCTGAAAACTTACCTACTGCCGCCTTTAGTGATGGGTTGTGGTCTGTCAGATGCCAAATAAGGTTTGCGCCTTTAGGGCCTCTTTCTGTTATCGTTTTGGTGAACGCCCCCGGCTGAATAATATCATTGTCAAAGTCTTTGCTGCCAATATGAGCGATAGCTACTTTTACCCGCCTTTCGGATATATCTTTCACGCTGTCTCCAATCGTCTTTACCTCATACATCTTTTTCATCCTGCACAAATTTATTTAATAAATCAGATACATCAATTATTTTTTTATCAATCTTCCCTGCTCATCTCTTTTCGGCTTCGTAACAAACGTACAGCGACAATTTATAACCATTGCCGCACTGCCCTTAGGGTCTGATGGGTGTTCTACTAACTCACCAGTTTTCGGATCACGAAACTTATCATCCATTTCAACCGTCTGGCCGTCCATATTGTAATGATCTTTTCTGTCCTCCGGTAATCTTCCCCTTGTCCTCATATCCCGATGCGAAACCCATTCTTTTGTCATGACCAGATTGAAAGAACGGGCTGAAACGATTGCCCCACTATTTGCAGCCATGTTAACCTCAGTCCTTACAATACGCTGCGACTGGATGAGTGCAATATCCCGGCTTTCAATCAGCTTTATCATTTCGTACTCACCAAGCCCATCTGCCAAACCTTCCTCCAGCACTTTCATCAATGCCTGCCTTGTCGTTTCTGTCACCCTGATGATAGCTTTTTCTAAAAGGTGACGCTGAAGGTAGTTTGTAATCTCTTGCAGCCATGATGCCGACCTGCCCAAGAACTTTTGACTGATTTCAGCCCTTATATTCCTGTAAGTATTATTGGCATGATACAGCCCCACATCTTTATTTAGTGTTGATAGTACCGGGATTAACTTATCGTTCATTATCACTGTTGACAGGTAAGACTGAGCAAGTTGCACCCCGTTCGCATCTATATAGGCAACAAGATCATCCTGCACAGACTTTAAAGCCTTGTACACCTTTGGCTGGTACTTCCTGTAAAACTTCCCGTTTACCCTCTGCCATTCCTGTAATTTCTTTTTTCTGTCCATCCTGAATTAGCCTTTTACGAAGCTGTTCCCGTTTGTATTCCATTTTCCTCCGGTGAATAGCACAGGTTTTCTCCCGGTTACTTATCGGGTACATCTTCAGTATCGTTTGTTCCACTGTCATCAATTTGCCATTCGCTTAACGGTGTACCGTCTTCTGTCCTTATCCACTGCTCATCAAATAACGGATTGTCAATTTTTTCAAGTCCTAACAGTGTTCTTTGTTCATTCGGGCCAAGTCCTCTCAACTGGTTAACCCATGTAGACTTAGCAGCAACATCTTCCTGAAGCTCTGTGAACACAGTTTGGTCAAAATCAACAACATAACCTGTATTCTTGTAACCCCAATCATCTGATAATTTACGGTTAATGTGGTTGCGTAATGAAACAAGCAACGGCATGGCTACCCGGCTGGTTAAGGCCTTCTCTGCCTCCTTTACATTGTTGTAAGTACTTGTATTGTCATCACCGGCCAACTGTGCCGGCACACCAAACACAGAACAGAACCGTTTCAAATCCCATTTTTCTGATTCAATTACAGCAAGGTCAACCGGGCTTATGCCAATAGGAACAAACCCCATCTTATACCCTGATGTGGCCAACTCACCAACTCTGTCAGGGCCTCGCTTTAAACTATCCTTTACCGCCTCGGCCTGCTTACGGGTATCTTGTGGATTTACGTTTCCGTTCAAAACTCTTGGGTCATCCATATAAATGATTCCAGGAAGCCCACCGTTCTGCATAGCTGAATCAGAAGCCTTCAGAGCATTGTTATTGCGGCTCAACCGTTTCAACGCTGCTTTCAGTGGTGCCGTACCATACAGGTGACTACCTGATATATCGAATGAGTAATTGGCGAACTTATCATGCAAAACCTGAGCCTTTGTAAACGGCTGGTCTATTGACAGTATTTTATAGCCAATAGGTGAAACAGGGAACTGCCTTGCCTGTGCAATGATTGTCACATATTGGGCAGGCAGAACAGTCAATGACTGCGGTTTACCCATGTTTGCCCCGGCTTCCAATGTTTCAGCCCACAAATATGAGTTGCCCGTCAACAGTTTATACCCGATAAAATACCCGGCTAACTCTGTCATCGTCTGGAACTCATTCGGGTACTTCATTAACTCTGTCAGCTTCCCGGCATTAACCAATTCAAGTGATTTGGTTCTATATTCCATTCCCTTCTTAAAGTCAAGAACTGAAATATCCTTGCGGCTAAAAATAGACTTGTATTTCTTGTAACCATCCTCATCAATTACCTTGTAAACAGCCCATTCAGGCAGCTTGCATTTATCAGTAATCAGGTTGACAATAGAATATATAATGTCGTTTACCTCATACCCGCTGGTAATGTAACTGGCCTGATTATCAGACAGTCCTACATATTGACCGTTTACAAAAGAATAAGAGGCGAAGGATTGCCCTGTCGCAACTCCCCGCCCAGTCAGCATATTCCAGGCCGCTTTGAATCTGTTCATATTTTATTTTTTACCACGCCAATACCTCAAATTTTGGTCGGTTCAATTTTGTATAAACGGCATATCTTAGGCCGTCACATATATGGTCATTAAATTTAACGGGTTGTTCATCAGGATGAATTTTGCCGTTCTTATCTAACTTCCATT